ATAAAAGTAAAAAACCTTCTATCATAATAAATAGAAGGTTCTAAAATTTTTACATATAGTCGTATAAAACTGAACTATCATTCCTTAATTTCCGTAAGGCTTTCTCTTTAATTTGCCTAACACGCTCCTTTGTTAGATTAAAATCACCACCGATGTCCTCAAGGGTTCTTGGTGTACCGGTAAGACCATAATAGTCCCCTACAATTACTTTTTCCCTATCATCCAAAACATCTAATAATGAATGTAATTGTCTTTTTAATTCATCCTTGGAATCAAAAACTTCGTCAGGCATATCTGCTTGGTCGTTTCTAACAATATCAACAAGAGTATCCCCATCTTCATTAATACTCATATCTAACCAAACCATTGATGGTAGGTTTTGAAACTTGTCCTCCAATTTACCACCATTGGATTCAATCTCTTTCTTGGCTCTATGTAAATCCTGAACCACATTAACTGGTAATCGGATAGTTCTCGCATTATCATTTAATGACTGAAGAATTGATTGTTTAACCCACCATACCGCGTAAGATATGAATCTAAGGTTCTTTGACCAATCAAAATTTTGAATGGCTTTCATCAAACCTAAATTACCTTCAGCAATTAAGTCAGGAAAGTCTAATCCTTGATTTTGATATTGTTTTGCCACGGTAATAACAAAACGTAAGTTACCTTCTAATAGTTCTTGGTTTACATCATCAATCTCCCTTGGAGATAAAGTACCGGATGTAATCATCTTAGATAATTCTTTCTCTCTTTCGGGAGTCATTACCTTAATTTTACGAATGTCCTTTAAATACAGGTTTATCTCTTCTTGATTAATTGGAATACCTGAGCTCTTTTCTTTCATATTAATTTGAGTATTTGTTTAGTTGTGTTAATTCTTTTTCAGTTAGTGAATTTAATCCTTTTTCTTTAATCTTATCCAATAATTCATCTAAAGATGGACTACGTGTTTTATTTTTAATTTTTTTAATATCATCCTCCTCCTCATCATAATCAAAGTCAAAGTCTTCAATGTTTAACATAAAACTTTCTTTAATTTCATCTTGTATCATTTTTCGTAACTCAAATTCAGATTTATCAGAAAGTTTAGATTTTTCTGACATAAAGTCACTAATACCATCGTTAAAAAGGTGTTCTGATATTTTTTTAGGTAGACCATATGACAAATTGTCAGATGTGTAGGGTAGTAGAACATACATAATATCACCCACACCTAAAATCATATCAATATAATCTTTTACATCTTGATGGGAATCTAATGTTGAGATTGTGAACACAGATGACTCCGGTCCGAAATAAAAGTTAAGATTGGGTGTGTCGGAAATAACACATAATTCTTCCGCAATTTGTTCTGTAAATTCTTTTGGGTTGTCATTTTTTGCAAAGACAAATAAAATGTATTTAGTTAAGTTATTCATACGTTATACGTTTAAATTAAATGTTAAGTTACAAAGGTAGTGATAAAATTATGTTTCCCAAACTTTTATTGGGAAACATAACTAATATTTTCTTCTTTTCTAATTCTCACCACGTTATCCGCCCAATTTGTTACTAATGGGTTGTGAGTGATTACAAATATTTTCTCAAAATATTCTTTAATCTTACTAAAGAACTCCGATACCATCTCCAAGTTGTCGTTGGACATCTTTCCAAACACCTCATCAAACACAACAACGTTGGCTCTTGGTAATGAACATATCTTACTCAATACGGCTCTCAACGCTAGTGAAGCAATACTTCTTTCATACCCGGAACCGGATGCCATTGGTTTCTCAACCTGAGTGTTGTTGTCTATCATAAGGAAGTCAACTTCATTCTTATCATTAATCTTAACCTCTAATCTGAAGTGACAACTATCTTCCAATAGTCTTTGAAGTTCACTATTAATAAGTGGCATCATTGTCTTCATTATAAGTTTAGTCACACCATTCTTACCGAAGATTTCCAAATAGATTTTATAGATTCTTTCTCTCTCAGATTCTTCCTCAATCTTTCTAATTGTTTCCAAGTTAGAAGTTATCTTGGTAGTTAGATTTGTCATCGTAAACTTATTGTTTGAGATATTAGTTTCAATAGTTTTCTTTTCACCTTCAAGTTCATCAATTCTAATTCCCGCTTTAATCAACAATCCATCAGTCTTATTGTTTTCCGAGATTTTATCCTGAACTTCAGAGTATCTTTCCAATTTGGTTTTCAAAGCGTCAATCTTTAATTGAAAACTCTCAATACTTAATTCGTATTTCTCTCTGATAAGTTTGTTCTTCTCATACTCATCAAACTCTTTTTTAAGGTTAACAAAACCTAACTCTTTGCTGGTTAAATCCTGCATTAACCCCTCCAATTGACCTTTATGCGTGATAAAACCGGCAAGCTCCCCAATTTTTGCGTTAGTTATAGCCGCATTCATCAGTTCAATACCACAATGTTCACATTTAATTCCACCATCAACCGAACTCTTAAGTTCTTCAATACTTTTAATCTTGGCGTTGTTCTCCGCTTGTTTGGTAATCAAATCTTTAATCTCCTGTTTCACCTCATCGTGTTTATCCTCGTGGTAAAATTCAGATGGTTCAACAACCTTAACTCCGTCTCTATCTGAAATAGCTTTGGCTTTCTGTAGGTCCAACCCATTAATCTCTTCCTGAACTTTGTCCGGAGAAACTGTCACCAATTCATTATCAATATTGTGTTTAGATTTTAACAATCCATCACGATACTCTTGTCCCTTAAGTATTCTCGCTTTAGCGTCTTTCAATTGAGTATCCAACGTAAGATTACTCCCCGTTAGAGTATCAATTGTTTCTTGGCTAGTTTGGTTATCCGATTTAAGTTCTTCAGAGTTATAAATATTAGATAACATTCCTTTGGAGAAGTCACTATAAATTTCTTTGGCAGCTTCTTCCTTTCGTTTAAGAAAATCCAACCCCATAAACCTTGAAAGAACTTGACCCCTCGCAGTAGGTTTGGCATCAATTAGTTCTTCCAAGTTGGTGGCTGTTGTTAGGATGGTCATTAAGAAGTCCTCTTTTGTCCCGATAGATGTTTTGATAAACGCCTCAGTCTCTCTTCGTTGTTCCCCGGTGAAGTTTTGTAAACTACCATCAGACAATCTTTTATAAAAGTCCAACTCGGTCTTAACCGTCCATTCATTCTTCTTTGATAACTTTCTTTCAATATTTCTCAATATGATATACTCCTCACCATCGATTGTAATCTCACCTTTTACGGCAACTTTGTTTCTTTCTGTAAACCTATTGAATATCTCCTCAGCTTTGGATGTCTTGGTTGTCTCATTAAAGAATAAGAACATAAGTAAATCCACTGTAAGAACTGTCTTACCACCAAAATTAGGTGGGTTTGATTCCACAACCGTAATACCATCACACTTCTCAAAATCTATCTTCTGATTCTCACCATAAGATAAAAAGTTTGAGAACTCAATGTTCTTGATATACCATCTCTTAAACGGAGAGGCATCAGTTTGAGTTTGTAACAATTTATTATCCACAACACTGTTAAGTTGGTAGATATCATCGTAGTGTTCCATATTCCCTTTTGACTCCAAGAATGAACGAACTAGTTCCAATTGATAGTTCTCATCCAAGATGTTAAAGGATATATCTACGGTATGTGTGGTGTCGTCAGCAACTTTTGTCTTCGTAATTACATTAACATTAGTTGTATCATACTTCTTTTGGAAGTAATGACGAACACTCTTAATTTTTTCTTGTGTAAAATTCTCAGCATAATCCTCCCACACAACCTGTAGGTAAGGATTATCCAAGTTTACAATATTAATGTCTTCCATTATTGTATAATTAAATTCTATAGGGGGATTGAATAAATCCATTTGTTTAATTCAGTTCTTCTACTTCTTCTTGAATTACTTCACCACCGTCTCTTCTATCTTGAGCTTCCAACACAGTGTCTAAATTCCAACCATCGTATGCGGTTAGTTTCTCACAACCTCTATCCATCCAATAGTATTCCGACATCCATTCATCCCATTTGGAATCAACCAATTTGATGAAGTTCTCATCGTTACCTCTATCTCGGTATCGTTGGATAAATTCTTCTTTTCTATTATCATCCGGATAAACCAAATAGAAGTATAGACAGTTGTCTAACAAAGCATCTCTCACTTCTTTATGTGAAGAAACAAAGATGTATTTGTACTTACCAATATTCTCTTTGATATGGTTTATGTAATTCTGTGGAAAACTTGGGTTTCTTGTTTTACTACCGTGTTCATCAACAACCCAACTAAAACCACTTGAATCGGAATCCAAAGTGGTCTCAGGGTTATTTTTATGATAGGTAGTTTTTCCCACACCGGGAAATGCCGATACTATCTTAGTTCTCATTAGTTACCTCAGGTGTTACAAACTTAGCATCGGTTACATTTATGTCGGTCACATCACCAACAACTTCTGTGTTTAAATCAGTTGTTTCACCGTTCTCATCTTGGTATTGAGCCTTCAAAGTTTCCATAGTTTTTTCAAACATTTCTTGATACTCCGCCTGAGCTTTTTTCTTTAACCCTCTAATTGTGTTGTTTCTGTGTGTTACTCTTGTTTTGTGTGCCTTTGCACCACCACGTAATTTTGACTTTGGCATAATTGTTATTTATTTAATTGTTATTTATTTCTTGATTCATTTGTTCTCGTATTTCATCTAAAGTAATCCCCGGTTCACTATTAATTCGTTCCTTAACCTTATTAGTCAGTCTATCAATAATGTCTTGACCTAAATTTCTATCTCTTTCTGAAGTCACAATAGGTGTTGTATCTTCATCATCATTTCTATAATAGTCTAACCAATCAGGTCTCTCTTGAACTTTAATACTCTCAACTTTCTTAATCATTTTTTGAACTTCCGTTTCAGACCCTTTTAACATTTTAGATATCTGAACCTTTCGTTCAATATTTCTAAACCTATTATAATAATTGTTAGTCTTCGCTCCGTGAAAGTTAATATCGGTTTTATTAT